GATGAGGGAAGTAGCCGGCATGGCTCTTGAAAAACTTAAAAATGTAATCCCTATAGTATTTGATGACTTTGTATAAGGAGGATGAAAATGCTACCGGATAAAATAACAATAGGATGTTTTGATTATAAAGTCGTTGAAACTGACGACCCCATAATTGTAGATGGAAATGCATGCAGAGGCAGTATAGATTTTAATGATAACATTATCAGAATAAAGAAAAGTGGCATGTCAGACCAAGTTAAGGAGTGTACTGTATGAATATAAAAATAAATATTGATGAAGATATTATAAAAGAATTAGTAGAGCAAGAAGTAGTAAAACAGATAATGGCGGAAGGAACTTGGGAAAACAGGGAAGCAAGGCTTGGAATTAGAGTTGGATTAGACAAAGCTATTAAGCAATATATCTATAAAGAAAAAGAAAGCATTATAGATAAGGTAGTGGAAAGAGCAACAGTTGAAATAGTTAAAAAAGGATTACCTAAGTTATTAGAAAACCTAGGAAAAGAGATTTAATAAGCATTAAAAATAAAATGTGAAGAGAGGGAGGAAAATGAAAGAAGGATGTCAGACCTGCAAACATAATAGAAAAAGAACAGTAAGGGATAAAACTTGTTTAAAAGGATATAGAGCAGTATTTGGATATAGATGCAAAGAATATCAAAGGAGGAAAACAAGTGGGGATTCGTACTCCAAACTCAAAGGTAATAACAGGAGACACAGTTAAGATAGCATCAGCTGGCTTTCAAGTACCACAATGGGCTGTTGGTATGGAAGGAACAGTTGAAAGAATAGGTAGAGAAGGCGGGGTTATAGTCAACTTAGGCTACAGAGCTAAAAGAAAGTTCATAACAGCTAAACAAGAACAAGTATTACTTGTAAGAGGCATAAACTTTACCCCCGGTGGCAAGGTTTATGACGAACAGGGCAACTACAGGAGAGAACGAAGGAAGGTTAAAAGGAATGCTAACACATAGAGCGCAATGGGAAAGATTTTATTGATGGAAGCAGCAAATAAAAGGTAGTTGATACTATATGAAAGTACAAATTAAAAGACCAGCTTTCAGATTCGTTCCGTTTAGCAATAAACAAAAGAAAGTGTTAACGTGGTGGATTGAAAACGTCAGTCCTTATGCAGACTATGACTGCATCATTGCAGACGGTGCGATTAGGTCCGGAAAGACCTTAACCATGAGCCTATCCTTCGTTGTCTGGGCCATGGAGAGCTTTAGTTTTAGTAACTTTGGCATGGCTGGGAAGACAATTGGTAGTTTCAAAAGGAATGTTTGGATACTTCTAAAGCTAATGCTAGCAGCAAGAGGGTACAAAGTAAGGAAAATACCTGATACTGATAGCAACAATGCTTATGCCATTTCAAAAGGAGAGATAGAGAACTATTTCTACATCTTTGGTGGCAAGGACGAAAGAAGTCAGGACTTAGTACAAGGCTTTACAGCAGCAGGCTTCTTTTTTGATGAAGTAGCTTTAATGCCAGAGTCTTTTGTAAACCAAGCAGCAGGTAGATGTTCAGAAGAAGGAGCTAAATTATGGTTTAACTGCAACCCGGAAGGTCCTTTCCACTGGTTCAAACTAGAATGGATAGACAAGCTAGAGGAAAAGAATGCTTTCAGGGTTCAGTTTAACATAGATGACAATCCAAGCTTGAGTGAAAAGAGAAAAGCATTCTACAAAAGGATGTTCTCAGGAGTATTCTACCAAAGGTTTATTCTGGGTTTATGGGTACTAGCTGAAGGCATTATTTATGATATGTTCCGGAAGGAGGAGCATGTAGTTCCAACAGAGCCAAGGCAATATTCAGCAATACATATCTCAGTTGACTATGGCATTTACAATCCTACTGTTTTTGCTAAGTGGGGCTTATGTGGAAAGACATGGTATAAAATAGACGAATATCATCATAGCGGCAAAGAAGGGTTCCAAAAGACAGACGAAGAATATTACAAGGACTTAGAGAAGTTTGTAGGAGCAGACAATATAAAGACGATTATTGTAGACCCTAGCGCAGCAAGCTTTATTGCATTGATTAAAAAGCGAGGGCGGTTTAAGGTACAAAAAGCAAAGAATGATGTTTTGAAGGGGATAAGTAATACAAGTTCAGCAATGCAGTCGAAAAGGATTCTTTACAATGATTGTTGCAAGCATACATTCGAAGAGCTATCAGCTTATTGCTGGGACCCTAAGGCTAGTGAAAAAGGTGAGGATAAGCCGCTTAAAGAACACGACCACCACATGGATGCAGATAGATACTTTGTAAATACAATAATCTACGGAAGGCAGCCTTTGCAAGCTGTATCAAGTTTAACAGGAAGGAGAGTGGGCTAATTGTTTGATGTGTTAAAAGACTTAGCATTGGTAGATAATCAAGTAACAAGTCAAATAATAGAGGACTTAATTGATGAGCACGCTCCCATAAGAGCAAAGACTTTGGCACTTTACGAACGGTATAAAACAGATAGTGTGCCGGTATTTGATAGGAAGTTCGATGATGAAGGCAAAATAAACAGGAAGTTGAACAACAGCTTTGACAGCGAAATAATAGATACAAAGGTTGGTTATTTTATTGGCTACCCTATCAGCTACCAAGTTGATGATGAGCAAGATAACGCAGAAGCAATGGACAAAGTGGTTCAAAACTTCAATTATCGGTCGAACATAGCAGACCTTGACAGTGAAACAGTTAAAATGGCTACTATTTGTGGCTATGCAGGAAGGTTGCTCTATATTGATGTAGAAGGCGAAGAGAGAGCAATGCTGCTTTATCCGTGGGAAACAATAGCCATTTACGACCGTTCAATCCACGAGTTACAATATGCAATGAGGTACTATACAATCACGGTCAAAGAAGGAAAAGACAAAAAGGAGTTAACAAGGGTCGAGTGGTATGACAAAGAAAAGGTAACATTCTATATTGAGAGCCGGGATGGGGAAGGTTTTGTGTTGGACGATACGGAACCAGTTAACCCTCAGTTGCATTTGTTTGATGAAGTACCTATAGTTATATTCGTAAACAATGATGAACAACAGGGGGACACAGAGAAGGTTCTGGAATTAATTGACGCTTATGACCGTACTTTGTCTGACATAAACAGCGAAATAGAAGAATTTAGACTGGCGTATATGCTGTTCTACGGCTATGCTCCTGATGAAGACGTCATGAAGAAAGCTAGGAAGACAGGCGCTTTCGGGTTAGATACTAAAGATGAAGGAGTAGGAGCTGAGTTCCTAACTAAGCAGCTTAACGACCAAGTTATAGAGAATCATTTGAACAGGTTAGAAGCAAACGTGCTGCGGTTTGCTAACAGCATAAATATGACTGATGAGTCATTTGCCGGCAATGCTTCAGGGGTAGCAATAAAATATAAGCTTACACCGCTGGAAAATAAATGTATCACGCTGGAAAGGAAAATGACGGCAGCGCTAAGGCAACAATTTAAAATACTTTGTACTGCGTGGGCCAAAAAGGGAATCAACTTAGACTATCTCAATGTATTTTTTGGTTTTAAACGCAACCTGCCGGTAAACATTAATGACGAGGCAGAAAGCACAGGCAAGCTTAAAGGAATGGTTAGCGAAAGGACAAGGCTCAGCCTGCTTTCCTTTGTTGATGATGTTGAATGGGAAATAGAGGAAATGGAAAAGGATTCGGAAGGCATGCTTAATTTAGACAATATTGAATTTGAAGAAGAGGAAGAGCCAGAGGAAGAGGAATAAGCCATGGCTAAAGAATTAACGAAGGACGAAAGAATAATAGTTAGGGGCTACAAAGCAGGGCTTACAAATATAAGGAAAGACATTAATTTGTTGTATGAAAAGTATGCTAAGGATGGTAAGTTATCGATGGCTGACTTAAGCAAATACAACAGGCTAACTAACTTAGAAAAGAACATAGCTGACAATCTTAAAACAGCCTACGATGTTCAAGTAAGAACAACTAAGAAGGCAGTCAAAGGAGCATTTGAAAGTTCATTCTACTATTCCACTTTTGAGCTAGAGCAGGAGGCTAAAATACCTCTTATGTTTGGCTTGCTGAAGAAGGAAGCAGTTAATGCTGTTGTAGAAGGTCCTCACAGATGGCCACAAATAGCAAAAGGGCATACCAAGCTGACGAATGCCAAGATACGAGACCAAATAATGCAAGGAGTAGTGCAAGGGAAGGACGTTGGGCAAGTAACTAAGGCAGTAGCTAAGGAAATGAATATAGCAGCATCTAAAGCCTGTAGGATAGTAAGAACGGAAACACATAGGGCACAAAATCAAGGCAGCCTAGATAGCTTTATGGAAGCCTCTAAGAAGGGCGTAATAATTCAAAAGGTTTGGGTAGCAACATTAGACGAAAGAACAAGGGCTAGCCATAGAGTAATGGATGGTCAAATAGTAGAGGTAAATGAAGAGTTTATTATGCCAGGTGATATTAAAGCATTGGCCCCTGGCTTAAGCGGTAGTGCATCAGGTGACATCAATTGTAGGTGTATAATAAGGGCCGAGGTTGCGGGTTACAGTCCTCAAGCCAGAAGGTCTAGAGAGGATGGAATAATACCTCAACAAACATATCAACAATGGGCCAAAGCTAAGGGCATCAAGTTTGATGATAGGATGGCTGATGAAGTTAAAAAGCTGCTAGAGGCCAGAGGTCAAGCAGGCAGACAATTTTAAATTGCCAACCTCGATGCATGGTGACAAAGACGAGGTTATTAAAACAACTCATGTAGACAAAGATAAAATAATCTGCAA